GGCGGCCACGTTGTCGGGTGTTTTTTCCACCTTGGCAAACTGCTCGGCCAAAAGGTTAAGCTCTTTTTGCATGCGCACCCGGTTCGACATGTACTGGCCGGTGGTGCGGTCAAATGCCGCCTGGTAGTCGGCTTGCTTCGTTTCTTTGGCTTGCTCATCAGCGACTACTTTTTGAGATGCCGCCACGCCATCAATTGCCGCCTTTTGCGCTTGCAAGCTGCTAACCAAAGCTCGTTGTTTGGCGACTTGGTCATCGTTGTAGCTGGGGATGCGGTCACCGTTGGCTTGGCTTTTGGCATTGCGCGCCTCCATCGTTTGCATGACCTTGAGGGCATTTTGCAAGCGATCATTGATTTCGGTGACGGGGTCAGCGTCTCGCCCCAGACCTTTGAAGAAGTCCCAGGTGTTCTTGGCCGCATCACCAGCGGTGCGCCAGGCCGACTCAATAAAGCCGAGATTGTCTTTGAGCAGGTTCATGCGGCGGTCTGATACCCCGGCATAGGCTTGTTGCGCAACCTCCCCCGCTTGCTGCACTTTCCCTAAGTCCATCAGCGCCTTGATCTGGTTGTACACCGACAAAGTCAGGAATTTGGTGCTGTCATTGAGCGCCATGCTGGCTGACAAGGGGTCTTTGGCCAGCGCGGCAAACTGCTTGGCGGTCTCAGCGACACTGACCCCGGTTTCCTTTTCTAGTTTGAGCGCCACGCTGGCGAACTGCTGCAAATTGCCGGACGCGATATTGCCGTTGCTGGTCAAAGTCGCCAAGGCAGCGGCGGCAGCACCCACCGTGCTACTCGTCCCTTGGCCAATCGCTTGCGCCATGCCCAGCAGTTGTTGGGTGGTGGTGCCCGAGGCGTTGCCGTTTAGGATCAGGGCGCGGTTGAACGCCAGGGTTTCATCGGAACCCTGTTTGAACGCCAGACCCAAGCCCAGTACCGCTGCCGCCACTACGGTGTAGGGGTTAATCAGGGTGCGGATGTAGCCGCCCAGCGCTTTGGCTGCATTGCCAACCCCGCCAAACATGTCTTTGAGTTGGCCGCCTTGCTGCAAGAACACGGTCAAGGGTTGTTGGCCACCTTGCAAGGACACCACGATATCGGTCAACTGGGCTGGCACCAAGCGCAGCGCAGCGGCCGTGCCTTTGGCGGTCATGCCCAGGTCATTGAGTGCAGAAGGGGCGCTGCGCAGCGCGGCGGCGGCGGCGGTATTGGCCTCTTTTTCAGCCTTGCGGGCGGTGGTCAAATTTTGGCTGGCTTGGGTCGCAGCAATGTCATCGGCAATTTTCTTGGCATCAAGCTGTTGCAGGGTTTGATACTGCGCCTTCAGGGCTGCGGTGCTGTCTACTGTGAAACCTTTGGCCTCAATGCGGGTTTTAAAGGCATCAGCGGTACTCATGCCTGCGGTTTTGGCATCGAGCGCCACGCGCTTGAACATGTTGCTGATGCTTTTGGTTTGCTGGTCGATATCACCAGCCGCTTTGGTCGCGCCGTCTTTACCTTTTTTAAAGCCATCATCCATTTTTTGGCCGGAATCTTGGGCCTCATCGCCCAAATCCTTGATGGTTTTACCCAGTTTGCCGATTACAGAAGTGGCTTGACCGGCTTCAGCGGTGAATATGAGCTTATTCTCTTTATCTGCCATGACTGCCTTTACTGTTGCTTGGCGTGAATGGTGTTGAGGACTTCGATTTCCATCACCCGAATGTCATCACATAGCTGCTCGTAGCGCTCGTTGGGGAGTTGGCGGCGATCCAAGCAGTGAAACAACACGTTGTAGTCCAGCCCGGTCATGCCACCAGGGCCGGTGCGCCACTGGGTGCTGATGCTGATAAAAAGCTCTACCGCTGCTTGGTTGTCTGGCCAGATGGCCAGCGGCGCTTGGGCAAAGTCTTCAGCGGTGAAGCCAAAAGCTTCAAGCTCATTGGTATGGGGCTCGGTGGCGTAGAGAGCTTGCGCCACTGCCTTTAGTTTCCCAAACGTGCGGCCGTCAGTTCAGACAGGTATTTTTCGATCACTACGCGCGCGGCACCCAAATAGTTTTGGGTCAACAACTCCACATTGGCTTGGTCAAAGGGGTCTTCCAACTCCCAGCCGCTGGCCACATCCATGATGACATCAACATCTTTGCGATCACCCACACCATCAATAAACGCACGAAATTCATCACGGGTGCGACTTTTAAAGGTGAACTCAACTGGAGCTGATGTCCCGCCGGGAACTGGCACATCGACCACTGCTTTAAAAGTGGGATTGGCATTTAGGGAGAATTTTGCTTTGGCCATGATTTACTCAAGAAGTGATAGACCCACCGAGGCGCACCCCGGCAGGCGTAAAAAAATCCACAACCGTGGATCAAGACAACATTGCAGGCAGCGGCTTAAAACCGGGTGTGACGAGCCACCAGCGATAGCGTGGCTTTAACCTTGATCAATTCGCTTTTTACGATCATCGGGCTGTCTTGCAACGAGACAAAGCCGTGGTAATAAATGGTGGTGTTTCCCGGCAAGGCCAAACTCATCACCCGCAAAGCTCTGTTATCCGACGCTGTTTTAAGCGCCTGCATACCGGGCATATCAGGGTCATCGGCAATCACTATAGAGATTGACTGGGCGCTGAAAATAGTGGGAATCTGCTGTTCAGAGTTCATTTCCAAATAGGAGTAAGTCAGATACTGCTGTTCACCACCGGCCGTGTTGAATTCTATGATTTGACTGATGATTTCGGGACTAGAAATTTGAATAGCTTCACCATAACCATTGTCTGGTGGGAACAGGATTGAGTCGCTGGTGTCCACGCCTTTAAAAGTAAAGGTCGTCGGCGTGTTCTGGGTAACTTGGACCACCCGGTTGTTGAGTTCCGACCAAGCAGATTTGATGAGCACGCGATCACCAATTAAGTAGGTATTGTTGGCAGTCGCCTCCGGCTCAACGCCATTGGTGATTGAAGATATGTCAACGGCGGGTTCGTAGGCGGCGTATAGTGAAACTATCGCGCCATCAGGTAATTTAGCTGCCATGAAAGGCTCCTTTGAAATAAAAAAGCCCACTTGACGCAGGCATAAAAAAAGCCACCCTGTCTTGCGACAAAGTGGCTGGCGGGGGTGGCCGGGTGGCCGAAATTAATTTAGCGGTCGGACCAGATCGTGAAGTCCTGCATGGAGCCGAATAAATCCATGCCGTTATCGAATTCGGAGTTGGGCGCACTGACCGGGCGGACTTGCATCGTGCTGCTGGTGAGCAAGGCGGTCTCAACTTGCAACATCACTGCCGCACAGGTGGCACGGGTGTCGGCCCAAATATTGAGTTGGAAGCGCCCGTTTTGTTTGGTGGACACGGTGTTTTCCAGATAGTCAACTACTTCGCCGCCGACTTGGTTGTAAACAATGTAGGGACGCACTGTGGTCAGTGGGGCCACATCGGGAAAGACCCGGCCACCCACCAAAGGACTCAGGGCGTTGTAAATTTTGGCTTCTATGGTCATAAATAGGCCCGCATCAAGGCGTTGTTCATCTCTTGGGAGGCGGCATCGAGTGCGGCATTTTGTTTAGCCTCGTAGGTGCTGCGTAAAAAGGGTTTGGGGGCCACTGGCAACGATCCACCAGGGCGCGGCATCCAGTAAGCGTCTTTGACGGCGCGACTGTCGCTCGATTTAGGTTTGGGTTTGCCACGCATCTCGGGTCGCGCCAACGTCACCCATTGGCCCTTAAAGGGGCCAGATTTCGCCACAACTGTCATGTAGCGATGCACATAGCCATGCTCAATCCAGTAGCCCATCGTGGTGAAGGGCAATCCAGCACTGGGGTTGGGTTTACCTTTAATCGTGGCCTTGGCCTTTTGCTTGCGCCAACTGATGTGGTATGTGGCACTCAGGCCCAAGGCTTCTTCGCGGGTCTCCACCACAAACTTTTGGTAGATGGCGGCTTGCAACTGGCGTGATTTACCAACGGTCAGGGCGCGCAGTTTCATCTCATCGTAGAAGACCTGGGCACCGGCTTGGGCGGTTGGCCGCACGTTGTTGCGCATCACATCGGACATCTCATTGATGCGGCTGGTTAACTTGTCAACATCAAACGCCATCTTAAACATTGACCACCTCACACACCAAGTCCACATAGACCTTGCGCGAGTCGGGCAGCACGACCTGCACATTGAAGATGACGTTCTCAAACAACACCCGCATAGCGGCATTCAGGGGCCGGTAGCGCAGTCGCACCCTGGCTTTGGTGACGCTGGTATTGGCATCGGCTTTAATCGTTTCCAAGCCCGATAAATAGCGCACATCGGCTGAAATATTACTGGCCACAACGCGCCAAGTGCGCACTGGCTGTCCCAGCGCATCTTGACCCGAAATTAACTGCTGGATCGTGATGCGGTGGCGCATTTGGCCGATGCTCACAAGCCACCCCCATTGACCAAGTAGCGGTTAAGCAAGGCATCAACAAAGCCCAGTTTGACCTGGACACCGCGCCCGTTTGTTTCAGCTTCGCGGTTTTCGTACATGGCAGCGACTTGCAGCTTGATCCACTGCTTGATGCTGGCCGGCACCAAGCTGGCGTCAACGCAACCCGCGACAAAGCGCAGCTTGACGTCACGCGCTTCGCTGGGCCACAGGGTGGCAAAGGCGGGCGCGACGGTGGCAAAGCCAAAGTCGTCGCAGTTGTTCAGCAAATAATTCACCGGCAGCAAGGTTTGAATCACCCCGGCCGCATCGGTGTAACTCAAACTCACAATGCTTTGCACCGGAACTCTCGTCAACACCAGTGCTTCGCTGTAAATGCTGCGGGTGGGCGGGAAGGACTCCCGGCTCAGTTCCCAGGTTTGTGGCATTAACGCGCGCCCGGTGGCCTGCTCGGCCAACTCGGTGGCGGCTTCCAGCAGGGTCTGCAGCAAGGCGTCGTCATCGTTCAGGTCCACCCGGCAGTGCGCTTT